TGGATTAGCAGAAGCAGAATGTATCCAGTCACACAATAATTCATTCAAATCATCTTCTGATAATTCTATAAAGTCATATGCCTCAATTTTACTAAAGAGGCGAGAATAAATAGTGTTATAACTTAAAGAGGTCATAAATTACCTCCCTTATACTAATTGAATAATCCGGTCATTAACATAAGTTCTGTATCAAAGATTTCATCGAGAATTTTAATCTTTTGTACACTATCAAGAGTTCCATTGCTAATCATCTGAGAAGCAATATTCTTGATTGATTCTTTTGCTCCATCCGGAAGTGAAAGAATAGTAGTCTTCATACTCTTGGGAGAGAGTTCTGTTAATACATCTCTTAAATCTTTAAATGAATACATAGACGCATAAATCTTATTCAACTGAGGAAACTGTGCAATAATATCCTCATCTTCAATAATAAAATACGGCTTACTAATGTAACTTACGTTAGAACGAATTGCAGCAACAATATCCTGATATTCAACTTCTGTTACATCACCATTATCTGACCATTCATACATAATATGGCTTTTAATACCGGACATATATAAACCGCCAGAGGTAATAGAACGACAAGGAATACCATCTGTTGCTTCAAATTTCTTAGCTTCTCTTTTTTCAACTACTGTTTCAACAACTTCTTCGATTTCATTTTCAACCGTTTCAACAACTTCATCTGTTTCTACAGCAATATCTACTGAAGGTTTAGTAGAAATTTTGTTGATAAATTTATTTGTTTTTTTCATTGTATTTGCCATGAAAATTTTCTCCTTTTATTCAAAAATAGGAGAGGGTATAGAAACCCTCTCCGTGATATGTTTAATTAAATTACGCAAGCTGCCATACACCGAAGTATCTACCGATCTGAGTACCAATACCCATAGCTCTCTGTACTTCGTACTTCATTGTGTCGTCCATTCTTTCACCCTTTTCAGTGATTTCAAGAATTTCAGTCTCACCAACATCTACGAACTTAACGAACTTGTTCTCAATCTGGGGAAGAACTAACAACTTAGTAGAATCAACCAATTTCTTAGTTGTGTCATTAAGAGCAAATCTCTGAGGAATTTCCATAAGAGTTACGCCTTCGTAATAACCTAATCTACCCATAGAAGCAACATCCTTCTTCTGGTCTTCAGTTACCCAGTCAATATCTGCAAGAGCAGTAATCTTCTTGAGTGCTGTCTTTGTACCCATAATAATTACAGGGACATTGTCGTTAGCGATTGCTACGTCTTCAATTAAAGTATCAAACTGATCCTTAACAGAAGCCTCTAAAGCACCTGTACCCTTAAACTGTGCAGGAAGCTTATCACCAACATTCATAACCTGTGCGTACATTTCGTTCTGAATCTGAACGATGAATGCTCTAGCACATGCATCTGTCAACTTAGCCCAATCATAACGGCCAGCAAGATACAAGTCGATATCAGCACCAACTGCGATACCATATACAGAAGTGGTTACTGTGTAGCTTTCACCAGCACCAAGTCTCTGTAAAGTACTTTTGTGTTTAACATATATTATTTTCCAATAAAAATTTCCAATGATAACCGCCAGCCGTTTTGCGATTACCTTTACATACTTCTAAAATACCAGCAGTGCTTTTTAAAGATAATTCTTTTGCCGCAGTAACAGCACAATCAAAAGTTTTATTCAATTCTATACACAATACCGGAGTCATATTTCTTTTATTTGACGGCTTTCCTTTTTTCTTTTCACTCATTTTTCTACGAGCTTCTTCAGTATGATGTTTTCCATACATACCATTATTTTCACCCATAATTTTTTCTTTGATTTCTGGATTTGCCCACTGGATTAAAGCATGAATAGAACGAGTTTTCCTCAATTCTGGATTTTCGTAAGCTTTCTTTTCTGCTTTACTTATTTTATTCTTTATCTCGTCACAAACATAGTTGCTAAATTGTCCACCAGATTTTAAGTTATAACCTAAATCTCTATTCATAGTATTATATAAATCTATATAATGAGCTTCTTTTTCATCAAGTTTATCAACATAGCAATATTCTAAAATATAAAAATTAAAAGAATCTTTGCCATATTTGTTCCAAGCTTTTTGAAGATAATCATTATCGTGGGTATTATTTTCTAATTCACTTTTATGTCTTCTCCATCTATCTTTGATATTTACTGACTGTCCAATATATTTTTTATTATTTATAACATTTTCAATGCAGTAAATACCAGATTTCATTTCTTCTTGCATTTACTCATCTCATTTCTTTTATGTAATTCGGAAAATAATTTTAAGGGACGTTACTCCCTGTCGAGTTTTAATCTCCTCATATTTTCATATGAGAACAGACTATATCTTCATCCTATATAGGATGCGCACCATTTCCATTTAAGGGATTTTCACCCACTCACTTGAGCCGTACTCCTATTGTGAATTTCTTCACCGATGGGATAGTCGTTGAACTTTACCTTTCGGTCTTAGCTGCTGATTGCCCATTAAAAAAGAGCAGGGGATTTAACCTCGCTCTCATACAATAAATTTTTTCTGCTTTCGCCACATTCACGTTTATACCATTTAAGGTATTACGTTGTAGTTTTATTGTCTTTAGGGTTTTCCAGCAATTAAATGCGTATTTTATCATACAGCTTTCGCTATACGGACTCTATTTTACAAAAGTCATGATGGTCGCCCGCAATCTTAGAAGCTGCTAAAACAACATCTTCCTCTGTCCAGAATTCCTGAGAATCTCCACGAGCAATATTTCTTTCTTCTACGAAAGTATTGAACCATTCAGACTCCTTGAAGCCTGTTTCAACCTTAATGTCGATTACTTCTTCAATTACCTCGAAAAGTTCTGCACCGTACTTCTTCATAGCACGTTTTCTATCTCTCTTGGTGGATTTTTCGTTAATACCAAGAATGCTAAATACATAGTTACGAATCTTTGCGTTAGCATCTGCGTTAGATACTTTTGCACCATCTTCGTCATAAATTTCAACACCATGAGCTAAGTCATAGCTTAAATTTCTAAATCCTTCATAGTTATCTTCTGTACCGAAGATACCCTGTAATCTTTCATTCAAATCAGAAAACATTAATTTATTTCTCATTATATTTTATCCTCCTTTCTACCTAATTACGCTACCACGAGCTTCTTATCAGCAACGGATACAGTCTTACCTGCTTCCGGTGTACCTGTGAAGCCTTCTGCGGAAACTTCAAATACATCACCAACTGCGAGTTCATAACCTCTTACGATGTCACCAGCAGCATTATAGAAGTTAGCTTCAGCCTTGAACTTGTTAGTCCATTCTTCAGCGATAAATGCCTGCATATAAACAAACAGAGCATCGCCAGGATCTACAACTTCTACGTACCAGTTGCCATTTGCTGCCTGTTTCTGGATTACACCTTCAAAAGTTGCAGCGGTGTCTTCTTCATAAAGGTCAAGGTCGATAAAATCACCCTTTTTAACGAGATTACCATTGTCGGTATCTGTAGCTAATTCAATGTTATAAATGTGCTTTCCACCATTCTGAGCCAAAAGCTTAGAAGGGAATGCAACAGCATGTTTTTCGATATTGTAACGAATTGCCATTTTTAATTTCTCCTTTCAATTTTTGAAATTTTTTGCATAAAAATAACACCTACAAAGAGGTGTCTAATTAGTTTAAATATTTAATTAAAATCCTTCGATTTAATTACTTAGAAAATAATGAACCATAACGGCTCTTTTTGTTGCTCTTGGTCTGAATAGGTAATTTAGTCATACCAACAGTTTTCTTCTCCGGTTCAGCAGAGAAGTTGAGACTACCTTTCTTAGCATAATCTAAGATGATAGCATCTAATTTACTCTTTAATTCATCCACAGAAAATTCTGCATGATTTTCTGCAAGAGCTTTGAATTCTTCTTTATCAGAAATAGAAGAGTAGTCTTCAGATACAAACAGAGCATCTTTCTGAGCAGTTTCTTCTTTTGCCTGATATTCTTTTAACTGTGACTCAATAGCAGAGTAGTTAGAACGCATAGCTTCTAATTCTGCCTTTTCACTAGCAGTCAAAAGCTCTTTGAATAATTCAGTTCTTTCGTTCTCGAAAGAAACATTATCGCCGTCCTTGGAATAATCCTGACGGTAAATCTTAGTACCTTCCCAATTCTCGTATACAAAATAAGAATCATAAACGTTAGTAATCCAATACCACTCATTATCACTTTCTTCATAAGCAGAAAGCAAATTATATAAAGCATATCTTGTATCTTCATGAGAAATCTCGAAAGTACGAACTAACTTTTCAGCAAACTGTTCTCCTTCAGGCTCTCCTTCTGGGTCAGGGTTTGCTTCAGGTTCTCCTTCGTCACCTTCCGGTTCTGAACCTTCTTCACCAGAATCATTACTTCCTTCATCACCTTCAGAAGTAGGTTCTGGGTCAGATGCATTATCACCTTCGCCTTCAGTGGAAGGCTCGCCACTAGAACCATCAGTGTTTGTTTCGGCTTCCTCGAACATTTCAGCGAACTTGTTTTCCAATTCTTCATCTGATAATTTAGCATAATCAAATGTGATATCTTCAACAGTTTTGCCGTATTTTTCTAAAAGTTTTTCAAACATGTTTTTCTCGTTTCCTCCTTCCTTCAATTTTAAATTTATATCTGAAAAGTTAGAGAGAGTAGTATTCAGCTTCTCTAACACTTCAACCAATTTATTATCTTGTGTATTTGAATAATTGATAACTGAATTATTCTCAACACTAAAATCTACAATATCAAGTCTGGCATTCTTCATACCTTCTTCGACATTCTGCAATGTATCAGGATTTTT